AGCAAAAACACAATCAGAATCATACATTGGTTCTATTTACAAAGTTTTATCAGAGACACCTGAAACACAAAAATCAAATCTTAATGAAGACTTTGGTGCTTCAGCAGTTGTTGGTATTGGTCTTGCTGTTATGGGTGGTTTACCAATGTTATTTAAGGGATTACACAAGCTTGCTAATGTTCTGAACGCACCAAATGCTGCTGCAATGTTTGAAAAAGCAGAGCATGTAACTCATGCATTTGAACAGAAGACGATCGATTTTATAGTTCCTGATAAGTTGTCTTATGCAGTGTATAAAATTCTATTTAACAAAGGCATAAAGATGTCTAATGAAATGTTATCATTTGAAGAGTTTCAAGTTAACTCAGATAAATCAAATGCTATGAAAAAAGCGCAGGGTCTAATTTACAAATCGTTGTTGATATACTTTGCAGTACAAGGCATTCACGGAGTGTTGAAAGCTGGTACGTCACTTTTAGCATTTGTCGAAGGTGCTGCGACCGGAGTGAAGGGCGTAGAATTAGCTAAGGGTGCAGCTGAAGTTGCGCAACTTGTTAAAGCTTCGTCATCAGCTGCAACTGCTGTTTGATGTACTAACAGTTACTGATTAGTAATCTTTATTGGTGAAGATTTGTCACATTGCTGATTTGCATGTGCGTGCTTTGTCTAGACACGATGAGTATAAGGTAGTTTTTGAAAAACTAATTTCTGATCTACAGGAGAAGTCAGTAGACTATCTTTTCATTGGGGGAGATATCTACCACACAAAAACTCAAAATATCTCTCCTGAGTACATAGATTTTATGACATGGTTTTTTACTTCTTTATCTAGGGTTACAAGTACCCACATGATATTGGGAAATCATGATATGAATTTGTCAAACCTGTCCAGACAAGACGCAGTTACTCCAATCATTAACGCTCTTAAGTTACCCAACATCTTTCTTTATAAGAATTCGGGAGTGTATGAATTCCATCCCGGGTTCAATTGGTGCGTGTTTAGTCTATTTGATCCACAAAATTGGGAATCAGTTTCTCCAAAAAAAGGAATGTTCAATATAGCTTGTTATCATGGACCAGTTTATGGATCAATGACTGAGTCTTCGTGGATGTTAGAAGATGGGTTAAAAATTGAGTTTTTTGATGGTTATGATCTAGTACTCCTTGGCGATATTCACAGACAACAGTTTTTAGACTTTTCAGAAAAAGAACTCATCATAGATGAAAGTGAACTATCTGCATATCCAAACGCAGAGATCATAGAAAGACTTGTTTAGATGAAACTAAGGGTAAAAGTTAAACAACCAAGGATTGCATATCCAGGCTCTACTATACAACAGACATACGCAGAAGATATTAAGCACGGATATCTGTTGTGGGATATAACAAACAAAGACATAAAAGCATCATTTCATACGTTACCAAACACAAAACCATTTATCAATATCACCTGGAAAGGGAGCGTGAGTGCTACTATTGAAGATGTTAAAACTATAAATGCTATTGGCGCTAGATATAGAGTGTGTAGTGATTCATTTCTTCATCACAAAGATGTCTTACAAATCACTGAACACTTAAAAGAAAAATTCAGTGCTGCTGAAGTTACATTCAAATCAAATAAAGATTACGTTGCTGGCGTTTTATCTGCTGGACAGACAGTTGTTGGTAGAAAAGATCTTAGAAATGTAGACGTATTGCTTAAATTGTTGAAACAATATCATAATGACGTAACATTAAGTTCTTCAGAGGAAGAAGCTATGAATGATCTTATAAAGCAGTGTGTTTCGCAACTATCGTCAAATGATGTTGTTAGAAACACACAGTGGTCTCTAAGAGAGCTTCAATTTGATAACACTTATGGTTATGGAGAAGGTAACAAGATAAATTTTGATTCACTTAACGGTATTGTTGGAATTTTTGGTCCGAATAGACACGGAAAATCATCTATAGTTGGAACAATAATGTATGCTTTATTTAACGGTTCTGACAGAGGTTCTATAAAGAATTTGCACATTATCAACGCAAGAAAGCAGCACTGTTATGCTAAAGCTATCTTGAACATTAACTCAGAGTCTTATGTTGTAGAAAGACAGACGGTTAAAAATGAAAACAAAAAAGGGATCAATGCGTCTACGCATCTCAACGTATTTAGATACAATAATGAATCAAAGCGGTTTGACGATCTAGCTGGAGAAGGAAGAACTGACACTGAAAAAGTCCTAAGAGGATTAATTGGTTCATCAGAAGATTTTTTGTTGACGACTATGTCAGTCCAGAACGAAAATAACCAATTCTTGGGTCATGGATCTGCAAAAAGAAAACAAACGTTGTTTAGATTTCTTGATCTAGAGATATTTGACACAATGCATGATTTTGCAAAATCTGAGATGAATATCTTGAAGAGTAATCTTAAAAACTTCTCCGTGGTTGTTGACTATGATAAATTGATTTACGACTTAAAAGACAATTTGTCAAAAGCGTCTATACAAGTAAGTTCTATTTCTGATTCGTTGCAAAAACTACAATCTGAGTTATTTGACGTAGAGTCAACAATTAAAGTCTTAAATTCATCAGCTGACGTTAAAGATGTAGATGTGATATCACTAAAGAATGTCATTAATGACATCAGTAATTCAATCAACAGTCAAAACATTGTTTTGAAATCAAAGCAACTTGAACTTCAAAAATTGAATTCAACTTTATCTGAAACAGTTGTTAGTGATGATGAATTGACAATGTTAAAACAGGGCGTTGAACAATATGAAGCACTAAAATCAACGACATCTTTGCACAAGAACAAACTTGATCAACTTAGTAACACTTTAAAACAACACAGAAACTCTTTGCAGTTGTTAAATTCTGTACCATGTGGAGATTCTTTTCCTGAGTGTAAATTCATTCATAATGCGCACTTAGACAAAAATAACATAGTGACAACTACAAATGAATTTGAAGAAGTTAAAGCTTTATTTGAACAGAGTCACAATCTTATGTTGAAGATGGCAGAATTTCAATATGATTTAAAATTGAGTGATAGACTTAAAAAGATTGCTGTTCACAATCAAACAAAGTCAAATATCACATTAGCAGAAAAATTTGTTGAAAACACTGAACTTCAGATTCAAAATCTTCAACTTCGTTTAAAGCAAAGTGAAGAAAAATATGAGAAGATCAAGTCGCACAATGAGTCAGAATTTCATGCTAAGTTAAAAGCGTGTACAGATGAAAGAGATAGAATCTTAAAAGACATCAAATCTAAAGATGCTCTTAGAATTAAGCTTGCAGAAGATATTGGTAGAATGAATTCAACTTTGTGCTCTATGATTGAAGAAAAAAATCTAAAAGAATCGCTTGTTAACAAACTAAAAATTTACGAGTTAGCAGTGGTTGCCTTTTCTAAAAAAGGTATTCCAAGTTTAATAGTTGAATCACAGTTACCAATTATCAATGAAGAGATCTCAAAGATACTTCATGGAATAGTTGATTTTACTGTCAGTCTTGAGCTTGATAAAGAATCTGATTCACTTGAAATTTACATTGATTATTTTGATTCTAAGCGTCTCATAGAGCTTGGAAGTGGAATGGAGAAGATGATTGCATCAGTTGCTATTAGGGTTGCATTGACAAATGTGTCTACGTTACCAAAAACAGATATGTTTGTTATAGACGAAGGATTTGGTGCTTTAGATGAAATGAGCGTAGAAGCTTGTAATCGTTTTTTGGTTTCTCTAAAGAGATATTTCAAAACCATTTTGTTGATCACACATGTTGATGGTGTAAAAGACATTGTTGACAGCATGATTGAGATCGTTAAGTCAGAAAAAGACTCCAAGGTGTTATATGAATAACGTTCTGAAAAGAGACGGTTATGTTGTAGTTATTTCTGGTGACATCAAAAAAATGAGTCAATTTTGTAGTCAGTGTGAGTATGTTATGACGACTACTACTGATGAAATGTATACAGAAAAATACGGTTGTTGTGAGTATTGTTTTAACAAGTTTGTGAAAGGTAGAGAAGCACAGTGGGAAAGTGGTAACAGGCCAAGCAATGAAGCTATAAAACAAGTTATACAAGAAAGAGCTAAGATGACTGTGAATATTGATATTTAGTGCAAGATGAGTAACATTGACTTTAATGCACTTGGGCAAGTTATAGACACTACTTGGGGTAGAAGTTCTACTCCAAATACCAGTGGATACTCTGTCAAGATTTCTATGTTAAATGCAGACATGATGTTAGTTACGTTTCAAACTTATGTTAACATATCATCGTTTCACGATCATGCTGTGGCAAAGAAAAAAGCCAAGAGTGAAGCTGAAGTTGTGTTAAGTGCAACACTAAAAAGCATCAAAAAAAGATATAAAGACTTGACTGGAAAATCTTTGTCATTGAAGTTAGTTAATTCTGAAGATGGATTTGACATGGTCAATATGACAGTATTTTCAGCAACTAGACAAGCGTTGTTTAGATCAAAGATGTCAGTAGAGATATCATGAGTCTCAACAGTGAGCTAGCAAAAAAACAACAGATTAAAGAGATATTAAAGTGTGGAAGAGATCCTATCTATTTTTTGAACAACTACGTTAAAATCCAACACCCGACAAAAGGTCTGTTGCCATTTAAGACGTATCCATTTCAAGATGATTGTTTGAATATGTTTATGAACAACAGGTTAAACATATGTTGTAAGTCAAGACAATTAGGTTTGTCTACTGTGACAGCAGCATATGCTGTGTGGATGGCCATTTTTCATAAAGACAAAAATATACTTGTTATTGCAACTAAATTGCCCACAGCTATCAACATGATTGACAAGGTCAAGGTTGTTCTTAACAACTTACCTGAATGGTTGCTTCTTCCAAAATTTGAACCATCAAAACAACAAGTTACGTTTAATAACGGATCAAAAATCAAAGCAATCCCAACGTCTCCAGACGCAGGTAGATCAGAGGCACTATCGCTTCTAATCATTGATGAGTGTGCTCACATTGATGACTTTGATGATATTTGGACTGGTCTTCAACCAACAGTTTCTACTGGTGGTGATGTGATCTTGATTTCATCTCCAAATGGTGTTGGTGGAATTTATCACGATTTGTGGGTGGAAGCTGAAGCAGGAGTAAACGGATTTAATCCCATAAAACTTATGTGGGATGTTCATCCTGAACGTGATCGAGCTTGGTTTGTTCAAGAGACAAAATCTCTTTCAAGGAAGAAGATTGCTCAAGAATATGAGTGTTCATTCATTGCATCTGGAGACACATTTTTACAAGCTGATGATCTTGAAAACATAAAAAAACACACGCTCATTCCTATTGCGAAAGCAGGTAACGATAGAAATGTTTGGATCTGGTCAGAGCCAATACCTGACCGTGAGTACTTGTTGTCAGCAGATGTTTCAAGGGGAGACGCTAAAGACTATTCTGCATTTCACATTATCGACAAAATTGATTGTTCTGTAGTTGCTGAGTATATGGGTAAGATACCACCTGAGAAATTAGCGGACTTGATCATGTTCTGGGCTTCAAAATACAATGAAGCATTTGTTGTAGTTGAACAGAACACATTCGGGTACTTGACAAATGTCAAGATCAGAGATCTAGGATATAAGAACTTGTTCTATGAAAAGAAATACAAAGTTAGTAAAGAAACAGGACCTAAACAGACAGACATTCCAGGATTTATCACTACTTCAAAAAATCGTTTGACTATGTTGTCAAAGTTAGAAGAAACGTTAAGAAATCGCTTGATCAAGACTTACTCTAGCAGGTTATATGATCAGTTATTGACATTTATCTGGAACGGTAACAGGCCTGAATCTACAAAAGATGGGTATGATGATTTGATCATGTCGCTAGCAATAGGCGTGTGGTTAACGTTAGGAGAATCGACTGTGCAGACAACAAATGATGATGATATGCAAAGAGCAATATTAAAAGCTATGTCTGTTACAAAAAATTCTCTTTACAAGGATCAAGTTCAAGTTGCAAATAACGCTATTATGACAACAAAAACAATTGCACACCCTAAAATCGCAAACAGTTCTTTGCCAAAAGAACTTTCTAATATGAGTTGGTTGTTCAAGTGATAATTAACAACATGAATGTTTCAGAAGAGTTTATCAGAAAATTAGTCAAAGAAGAACTTGAGTCTATAAATGAAGGCTCTGAGCACAGTGCAATGAGCTTAGTTGTAGCAAATGCAAGTAAGTTGTTGTCTGCTATTGAGAAGTTTGAGTCTAATTTGAAAGATAAAAATCCTCATGCGTTGAGTTCCGTCAGCAGATCTTTAGAAGCACTCAAGAAAACTTTAACTGATATGATCAGTACACCATCTTCTTATGTGTACGCAAAGAAGAGAAAAATAGTCTCGTTAAGAAAAGTTGATTGACAAACATGACTCTTGTTCATTGAGCTTTTTTGTTCATATTATTTAGTATGAGTTTACATGGCAAAAAAGAATGATTCTAGGACTCTATTTTCTAGATTAACTAAACTTTTCAGATCTGGTCCTGTTGTTAAGAAAAAAATCAGAAGTATTGACACTGTAGCAGCTGTGCCAGACAGAACAAAGTCATCTGGTGCATTGTTATTCAGTAAGTCTATCACACCAACGTATAGCAATATCACTGGCAACGCTTATAACATTGCTGAAAGAATGATGAGATATCAAGACTTTCAGGAGATGGAACAGACGCCTGAGTTGTCTTCGGCTCTTGACATATACGCAGAAGAGATATGTGCACAAAATGACAAAGGTAGAATCTTGCATATTCACTCAAATAATGAAAAAATTCAAGAAGTCTTAGAAGAATTATTTTATGATATCATCAACATAGAGTTTAATTTCAAACCTTGGGTTAGGAATGCATGTAAATTTGGTGATACGTTTTTGTTGAATGATGTCCACCCTGTTGATGGAATCATTAACGTTATTCCAATTCCTGTCAATGAAATTGAAAGAGAAGAAAACTTTGACCCACAAGATCCATTTGGCGTGCGGTTCAGGTGGGCAACTATGGGAAACAGAACACTTGAAAATTGGGAAGTCACGCACTTTCGACTATTGAGCAATGACACATTTCTTCCGTATGGTTCATCAGTCTTAGAGGGTGCAAGAAGGATCTGGAGACAACTGATCTTAATTGAAGATGCGATGTTAGTTTATAGAATCACTCGTGCTCCTGAAAGAAGAGTCTTTTACATAGACGTAGGAAACTTAGCACCAGAAGATGTTGCAAATTATGTTGAAGAACAAAGAGCTAGAATGCGCACTAACCAAGTTGTTGATAGAGCAACTGGTAGAGTAGATCTTAGATACAACGGTATGTCAGTTGATGAAGATTATCTGTTGCCTGTTCGTGGTGGTGATTCAGGCACAAAGATTGACACACTCGCTGGCGGCCAGAACACTGCTGCAATTGAAGATGTTGCGTACATACAAAAGAAGTTATTTGCAGCTCTTAAGATTCCAAGAGCTTATTTGGGATATGATGAAATGTTAGGTTCTAAGTCAACTCTTTCACAAGAAGACATAAGGTTTTCTAGAACGATCAACAGCATTCAAAAGATGTTTTTGTCAGAGTTAAACAAGATCGCAATCATTCACCTGTATGCAAAGGGATTCACAAGCAGTGATTTGCAAAATTTTGTGTTGAGACTCTCAAATCCATCGACTGTTGCTCAACAACAGAAATTAGAACTGTGGAGGACAAAGTTTGAGATTGCTGCGTCTATGCCAGAGAATATGGGTTCTCAAGAGTTTATTCAGAGAAATATTTGGGATCTGAACTCTGAAGAGATTGAATCTATCAAACGCCAGAGGCTTCAAGAAAAATTGACAGATGCATCAATAGAAGCAGCTGTTGGTGGTGGCGAAGAATTATCTGGCGGTGACGAGGGACTATTCGGGGGCGGCGAAACAGAACCTGTTGCAGAACCTGCTGAAGAGACACCGCCACCTGAAAACGCAGAAGATGAACCAGAAGAGTTAGATGAACCAGGTGTTGAGTTGCTTACGTCTTCTGATTATGATGATAGTGATGATATCAATCTTAGATTTGAGCTTGATAAAGCACCAATTAAACCAAATTCACACATTAAAAAAGTGCTTTACAATCGTTCACGTAAAAGAACTCACGGTGCAAGTAAGACACATATGCCCGATCACTATAAGATGACATCATCCGATAAATCATTTTCAGATCCATACGACCAGGCAAGTGCTAAATCAGTGGTAACAAATCCTTTAGTTGATGGATTTATGCGCAGAGAAAAAGATGAATTCTTGTATGAAAAGACAAGAGTTACTCAAGACATTCAAGCATCTTTGAACAAAATGAACAAACATTTTGCAAATAAAAAAGTCTTGACAGAAAATGCTGAGAAACAGTATTTTGACGTGTCAGAAGAGCTGGATATAATTAGTGATGACGAGGATTGAAGAGCGAATCTCTTCGAGTAATCACTAATGTCAGCTAAGTCAAAAAAGAAAAGAAATGTTGGTTTACTTTATGAATTTTTGATCTTGAAGATGTCACACTCTCTTGTTGAGGGTGAAAACAAAGACTCGAAGAGAGCGCTCCACTTGATGAAGAAATATTTCAAACCTGATTCAGAGATATACAAAGAATTTCGTCTTGTAAATGCTCTTCATAAAACAACAGTCTCTTCAGAAGCAGTTGCATATAACATCTTACAAGAAGCAAAGCTTGCCGCTAGAAAAAGAGACAGAACAAAACTTGAGAAAGAAAAATCATATCTGATAGATTCTATAAATAAAAGCCTGCAAGATCCAGATTTTTATGATCGTCACGTTGACGATTACAAGATTCTTTCAACTATTCACACTCTATTTGAAGATTGGAGATCATCAGAGCCAGATCTTAGAAGGTTAGCACAGTATGAAGATGAAGTAGTCAAATGGTTGTTGAAAGATAAGTCAAGTAAAGTACAGACGATTTCAGAAAATTCTTTATCAACTAACACCGCTCGTGCTCTTATGCATGTGATCACTAGAAAGTTAAATGAGAAGTATTCTAACGTTTTGACACCAGAGCAAAAAGACTTGTTAAGAACATATGCTTTTAGTGAAGCTAATTCAAATTCTGAAAAAATCAGAGAAAAACTTACTCAAATAAAAACTAATCTGTTAGAAAACATTGATTCTAGAGCACAAAACTTAGACAATCTAGTGACAGAAAAACTAAAAACATTCAAAGAACAACTTGTGCTAGAGCAATTTGACATTATTGATGATCAGACTATTGCTAGAGTCATGCTATATCTACAACTAGATAACGAGTTGTCTGGAGGTAAGAGTGAGTGACTTGAGAGAGATTACAAGCTATATGCCGTTCTCTTATACTTTAAAAGAAGACGTAGAGACTAACAAGAGTTCTATAATTCTTAAGGGAATTTTACAAAAAGCAGACACTCTTAACCAAAATGGTAGAATTTATCCTCAGAACGTTTTAGAGCGTGAAGTGAGGAACTATCAAAAATTTATTCTAGAGAACCGTGCTTTAGGCGAGTTGGACCATCCTCCAGAGTCTGTGATATCGTTGAAAAATGTTTCACACATCGTTAGATCTTTAGAGATGAAAGGAAATGAAGTGTATGGAACTGTCGAAGTTTTAAATACGCCTATGGGTCAAACTCTAAGATCTCTCATTGAGTCAAAAGTCCAAATTGGAATATCTTCACGTGGAGTGGGTACTACAAAGAAAGATGGTGATTATGATGTTGTGCAGAATGATTACCAATTGATTTGTTTTGATATTGTTTCTGAGCCATCGACGCCAGGAGCTTTTCTTTTCACAGAAAACAAAGTTGTTTCAAGAAAAGAGATAGATCAATTTTTTGGACGTTCAGTCAGAATAGACAGAATCTTAAATGAGATTCTGACTTTAAAGAGGTAACAATGGATTGGCCACGTTCATCATTTAACTCAGCACCAGAGTACATGGTTTCTGGTATACCATTTGTTACATCTTCAAACGTTTCAGCGGGAAACGTTGTTAGGATTGATTTTGACAAAGTGACAAAATCAGTCAAGGTGTGCAACACAAGTTTAGCAGGAACTGATTTAAGAGTTGGATTTTCTAGATTAGGTGTTATGGGAGGAAACTATTTTCTTGTTTCTGGTTCTGTGACACAAGAATTTGACGTACGTACGAGATCAATGTTTTTTTATTCAACTGCAGGTACGGTCACTTTTAGTGTATATGCTGCGCAGACAACGATTGATCCAACTAACGTTGCGCTGTTCACGGGTAGTAACGGTTTGACGGTGGGCTGATGAAACTTTCAAGACAACAACTCAAATCGATCATAAAAGAATGTTTAGTTGAGATTTTGGCTGAGGGTTTGACTACGACGCAGTTTAACTTAGCAGAACAAAGGAAATCACCAGTCCAAGAAGTTCAAAAACGTTCTCAAGTGCCTCAACCTAGGAAATTTAATCCTGTTCTTGACACTCCATTGAAAGAAGCTATAACAAACGTTGCTCAGGGAAACAAGTTAATGCAGTCAATTTTTGAAGACACTGCAAAGACAACACTTGTGAAAATGCAAAATGCAGGTGATAACGGACACTCAGTTACGCCTACAATGAATAGCGTTGAGCACTTTGAAGGAGACCCAACTGATATATTCGGACCAGAAATGACAAAAAATTGGGAATTTCTCGCGTTTAACAAATAGTTACTTGTGAAGGTACACACAAATACCATGAAGACTGTAAAACTCACAAAAGATTTGTTACGTCAGCTTGTAAAAGAAGAAGCTGGTAAGTTTGGCAAGATGAAAGATCCTGCAGATGTTTCCGCAGAGGAAACTGAAGCTGATGAGCTTGCCGATTCGCTTGAGAAGAAGATTGATTACGCTAAAGCGTTAAAAATAGAAGAAACAAGACTCAAGAAGCGCCTTGAAAAGATTCAAGAAGCAAAATTGAAGCTTGCGCGTGAGATTGCTATTGATTGATCAACATAGATATCATTGAGGCGAACATGTCAGGTCAAGGTAAATACACAACATACGCTCCTGTTGCATCTACTAAAAACACGTTATTGAATAAGCTTTTCAAGAGCACAGATCCTGTTTTACAGTCACCCACACAAGATCTCGTGGGAAAAGAAGTAGAAGCAAGAGAAGTTGTGGTTGAGATGGGGAAAAATCTGTTACAACCTGTTTTACAACAGGGTGATACTGGATTTTTCCCAAATGGTGTTTACCTTGACTATAGCGCTTTGAATGCGCCTGTGCAAGCTCCAAATACAGCTGAAGGTGCAGATGTTGTTTGGAATAGTCCCGGTGATCCTGCAAATTCTTACATTCCTGATATCACATCTCCTGGACCTGGCAAAACTGAAGGTACAGATAAGTCAGTAGATCCGCAGATTGCTGTTGCTGATATCAAGCCAAATTATGTCCCAGGTGCTCCTGGTACTGGTACAAAATCTCCAACTGTGACTGGTCCAAAGATGCACGATGCAAATTTGCTCGGCAAACCAGGTATTCTTGGAGATTCTGGCACAAATTCGTGAACTCTGCGATATACTTACGTAAGAGAAAATGAGCAGACAACTTTACGAGGACGCTTTAGCTGACGTGCGACAAGTAAGCGAGGTCGCTCAAGCGTCTGCTACGAAAAAAATCATTGAAGCAGTGACTCCAAAGATAAGGGAGTTTATTGAATCTCATTTATTGATGAATGAGAACAGTGATCTTGAATTAGATGACACAGGTATTCCTGTTGATCAAGTGCTTCTTGAACCAGAAGCAGATGTGTCAGTGCCAGACGTTGGAAATAGTGGCGAAGCTTTAAGCCCTCCTGACGAAGAAGGTAAAATCACTTTAGATCTTGATTCATTGGGTCAAGATGATGTTCCAGTCGTAGAGACTGTAAAAAAGCTCGTTAACCTAGATGCATTGTCAGAAATTGATATGAAAGTTAAAAAATTATGCAGTGAAGTGCGTATAATTGAAAGCGTTTCACCAAAAGTTTCTAAACAAGAAACATATTTGTTCAAAATTTCTGACGTAATTGCACGAGTGCAAGATACATACGATCGTTTGCAGGAGATTTCTGAGTTAGACGCTACAACAAAGAAAGTCTACGAGGAAAAATTAGAAAACTGCAATGAGTCGTTAGAAAAGATCAGAGAAGAGAAAATGAAAAACACCAACAGAGTAGATGAAGCAGATGTCACACTCAAGTTGACTGGTCTACCAGACGATATTGATTTAGATGAGGTTGGTGTAGATTTAGTTACTGACGAAGATGAAGATGATTCTTCTGAGTCAACAGATGACTCTGCATCTTTAGACGCTGGAGATGAATCTAACGAAGATCAAGTTGACCTTGGCGATTTGTCAGATTCTGGAGAATCTGATCAGGGTATGGGAGAGATGCTTAAATTGAGTGATGACACAATCGTTGAGATTGATGAAAAGATGCTCAGAAATGAGATTAAGAGAATGAGAGCTATGCGTGAAGCTAAGTTATCGCATGATACAACAACATTTGGTGATGGTTCTGACAATGGTGATGTATGGGATCAAGATCTTGAAGACTTGTCAGAAGATGATGAGATGGATGATGATATGGAAGAATCAGAGATGGTTGAAACTGACATGGTTCAAGCTGATGATAGCTGTGATCCTATGGAGGAATCAGTCAATAGAGTCAACCAACACAAGCGTCTTCAGAATGTGTTGAAGAACAAGATCCACGAGTTTAGAACTCTTCAAGGCCGTGCGATGGCAGAGGGCAACGTTAAAGCTGCATCTGCATATAAAGCAAAGAGAGTTCAACTCATCAAAAAGTTTACTGAGTCTAAGTCACTTACTGATAAGTTGACAAAGGCTTTGAATGAGAGACAGAGTCGTTCAAATAACGGTTCTTCACTAACGGAGAGTTCAAATCCTCTTCGTAACAAGTTGGCCAAGGTAAATCTGGACAACGTTCGCTTAACATACGCAAACAAACTTTTACAGGATGAGTCATTGACTCAGTCTCAGAAATCAGCTGTTGTTGATCAGTTGGCTGAGGCAAAAAACCCTAGAGAAGTTAAGTTAGTGTACGAGAGCATCAAGCGCGCGCTCTTAGACGGGAAGAAGAAGGTTGTGGCTGAGTCAAAGTCAACTCTTGGTTCTTCATCTAAGCCTGTAGCACGCACATCAAGCGTTGCTTTAAATGAGTCTGCTGAGGCAGATAGGTGGGCAAAGCTTGCTGGAATCCAGTGATCTTAGTTTAGTTACGGAGATAAGAAAATGAATAAAATCACGTTAGAGCAGCTAACAGCAGGCATCAAGGAAAGAAATGTTGATGTCGAGCGAGCAAAGTTAGTTGAGAAGTGGAACAAGACAGGTCTCTTGAAGGGTCTTGACGCTCACAAGCGCACGACTCTAGCACAGTTGTTTGAGAACCAGGCAGCACAGATTCTAAAGGAGTCTGCGTCATTGTCAACTGGTGGTGGTGCTGTTACTTCTTCTGGACAGATCCAGGGATTTAGCAACATTGCATTCCCAATCATCAGAAGAGTATTCGGTGGATTAGTTGCAAATGAGTTAGTCTCAATTCAACCAATGAGTCTTCCTTCTGGACTTATCTTCTATCTTGATTATACGTACGGAACGAACGTTGGTGGTGAAGCTGCAGCTATCCCAACAAGTAGCCCTGCATCTGAGACTTACATGAGAGGTCAGTCTCTTTACAACAACCCAGCAGGCAAAGGTGTCCAGTCAGGATCTCTTGCAACTGGTGGTATGTATGATCTCGTTAACACTGGTTACACCAAGGTTCACTCAGGCACATTGACGTTGTCTGGTTCAGGTTTGAACTTGGGTGCTTGGACGGGTGCTGCTGAAGCATGGACAGCAGGTGGTATCGTTGCTTCTTCAACTGATTTCTCTGGTACAAACGCAAGAATGTTAGGCTACGATCCTCAGGTTGAGTCTGACGTTGCAGCAAATAACCTTGATGTTACGTTTGTTCACTTTGCAGTGTCAGACATCAGCAGCAAGATCACAAAGGGTGATTTCAGCGCCGTTGATCAGATTGCACTCTTTGGTTTTGCAACAACTAACGGTGCTCTAGAATGGGGTGAGTCTTATCAGTCTGGTAAGGGTATTCTCAACTTGAGAAGACTCAACAAGAGAGGTAACTGGACTGGATCAGTGTTTACTCCTGCACCTCTTGATGGAACTCACATCCAGTTAGTCATCAGACTGTCAAACGGTGGTTCAGTACCTGTAATGGGTTCTGCAATTCAGAAGATGTCAATGGCAATCGCAGATGCATTGTCAGTAGACTCAACTTCTGGTGCAACTCTTACGATCCCAAGCTTTGAAACTGACTTTGGTTCTACACCATCTCCAGCAATTCCAGAAGTTGATATCAAGATTGAGTCAATTCCTATAACAGCAGTCACTCGTAAGTTGAGAGCACGCTGGTCACCAGAGCTTGCGCAAGACCTAAATGCATACCACCAGTTGGATGCAGAGGTCGAGTTGACGAGCATCTTGTCTCAGCAGATTGCTCTTGAGATTGACAAGGAGATCTTACAAGATCTCGTGACTCAGGCAAACGGTGCAAACTACTACTGGTCACGTGCTCCTGGTAAGTTCCTTAACAAGGTAACTGGTCAAGTGCAGCAGCTTGCAAACTCGCTGTCAATTGGACCAGCATTCACTGGTACGATCAGAGAGTGGTACGAGGGTCTTGTGGAGACCTGCGTTGACGTAGCAAACACAATTCAACGTAAGACGTTGAGAGGTTCAGCTAACTTCTTAGTCTGTGGTCCAGACGTTGCAACAATCTTTGAACAGAGCACGCTCTGGAAGTCAAAGTTCACTGTTGATGGCGATGGTCAAGTTTCAGCACCATTCACAATCGGATGTGAGTCAATTGGTTCTGTTTCTAACAGATTCACCGTGTACAAAGATGCTGCATTCCCTCGTAACAAGGTCTTGGTCGGTTACAAGGGCGGCAGTCCTCTTGAGACAGGATACGTATACGCACCATACGTTCCATTGATTGTGACTCCAACGCTCTACAGTCCTGAGGACTTTGTCCCAAGGAAGGGCGTGATGACAAGGTACGGTAAGAAGATGGTTCGCTCCGACTTCTTCGGTACAGTCACCGTCACCGACATGAACATCATCTAAGTTAACTTAGCTTGACATAGAGGACCAGCCTATATCTTAGGCTGGTCCGTTTCTTTTCTGTGCCATTGTTTGTGCCCACACGTGACACACAGAATATTATTTGGGTGGTCAACACAGAAGCCTATAAAGAAAAAATAAAGTGTCTCATAAAGTGTTTTGTGTGCTGAAATTTAAGTTTGACTATACACCTACAGAAATGTTTCATATTTAGACGAGAGAAACCTAGATGACGCTACTGACAGATCCCGACAGCTTGAATGATTCTGCAGCTGACGACAGCACAAAAGAAGTGTACATTAATCCTGCATCTGGCACTATCAAGTTAGTGACCACGGGCAGTCTTAGCACTGACGGTGTGACTCTTAAGTGTTTATACTCTTTCTTGAAAGAAGAGTGGCGCAACGATCCAAATAACAAAAATTTAGCCGCCTATCCGTTTCCAATGGTACCAATCACAGACGAGTCATTCGAGTTTGTTGATGGGTGGGATTTTTTGAATGACACTGCAAGATATCTGATCAGGACTGCTGGGTGGACTGTTAAGAACGTGTCTGGTTCAACGACACAAAAATGGTCGGGTATCATAGGTTTGGGTTCTATTGAATCAGACGATCAGCTTTACTATGATCAAGGTTCTGGCTCTGTTAACATTCAATTGACTGGACAAGTGAATCAAGCTGTGCAAGTTTTGTCAGATCCTAATGGAGATGGCAACTACACAGACGGATTTGATAGAAGAACGTCATTTAAGATCTTCGTTCGTGAGTATGCACAGACATACGACGATGCCAACTTGACGGACATCGGTGTTACGTCAATGGATTCTATTGCATATAGATTTCCTATTGGTACTGGCACAGATCTTAAAGTTACTAACGCTGACACAAGCGTCTCCGGTTCTACTCCGTACAACGAGATCAATGTAAGGTATTTCACTGGATCTTTCAAGAGAGACGTTGATACTACAAACAACGCTAGATCTTTCGGTATTGTGATTGATGCAGGAACACATTCAGGAGTAGACGGTGTGTTTACGTCTGGTCAGAACACGTTGACATCTTCTGCGGGTGGAATCTCTGGATCAAACTTTGTCGGTGGAACACTTAAGATCCACAGCGGGTCTGCAAAAGGTACATACAACTTAAACGGTGGCGTGCCGCAAGCCAGAAATATGATCAATATCACCACGACATTTCCAGCATCTCAGACATCAGCTTCATTCACTCTTTACAAGAGTGCTTCTCTTGGTGCTACAGCTGAACAGATCTATGAAAAAGTTCAGTTCTTGTTGCGACAGAACAGAAACATCAATTCAATTGCAACTGGATCTGTTTCTGTGACAGGTAAGACTGCAGATTTGTTATTGAGATTCGTTGGTGATACTCTTGAAGCAGGAACGTTAAGTCCAACAAACCCAGCAGGCGGTGGTTCTGGTGTTATCATTGAAGGATTTTCTTCGTCTGATACAAACAGACTTACGTTCAGAGATAACGGTGCAACAAACAGAACGTATCCATACGTTGCAGTGTTAACAATTAACTTTGGTACAAACTTATCATCAGATGCATCCGCAAAGTATTGGGTGTATTTCACCACCCTCCCAGGAGCGGGAAATGATTTCGGAGAGTCTGGAGCTTTGATTGTTGATGACAATGACGGTGCAGATATGTCTGGTTCAATATCTTCACAAACATCAATTCAACGTACGTTTAACTACGATGGTAACGTTCAAGGTGGACGTACAGCAGGTACTGATGCAACGATTACTGCAATAGGAATTGGATTGAGTACTGGACAATACGTTAGAGCACAAGGAACGATAGCAAGATCAACAGCAAACTCTATCTCACTAGTTGCAGCTCTTGAGCGTAACTACAGTAACCCATGATGATTAATCAATGGCTACATTTGCAATTACAACAAGTGTTAACATTGACACTTTAGCAGCAAAAACTGGTTCAGACACTTACAACATTAACGGTGGATATCTTACAGTAGATCAAGACTCGAGATATGGTACAAACAACAACACGTCTGCTGCTATGGGTAACATCACTATGTCAGCAACACTTGGTGGTACGATTGAGTTTACAGGTGTCAATGTTAGACTGATTCCTTATAACACAGGCACGGGAAACGTACCTGCAAGTAACACTACTATTTCACAAGGTTCTGCTAGCGGGTTGTTGATTGGCGTTTACTCTGCGTTGACAGCTGCGCCGACTGCTGCTGGTGCAGCTATGCCCGCGTCAGGATTCATAAAGATCAAACAATGGAACAGTGTTGCATTTGCTGCCGGAGCTCTATCTGGCATTGGTGCTACAGCAACAGGCGCAGACACAGTCGGCTGGATCGAGATAGTTGGTGTTGATGCTCTTACAGCAACCGTTAACAGATTAAACACTTTTAAAGTCAGAGGTGCTTGGTATAGTTTAGGAACGACAACGGGTGCAAACACGGACACGTATCAGATTCCAAGTAATGGTTCAATCGTCTATTGTCCGGGTGTTTGGGTAGAAACGTCAGTTGGTTCTGGACAGTATGAATTTTATCCCTGTGCAGGGTCATTAACTGCAACATCAGCAAACGTTGCAACTGATTTTCGAGGAAAGTGTTGTTGGATATCAACTGCAGGTGTTGTCAGATTTCAACATGATGGAACTAACAACACTGGTGGTTTTCTTCCAACAGCAGGTCTTAACATTAGAATCCCTAATGTTTTATTCATGTGTTGTACTGCGGCAACACCAACAGCGAACGTTTTACCAAACGCAACGTTAGCAACTAGGTACGATTTTACTACTACCGGTGGTGGCGTTATTGATATCGATATCGCTGCTATGAATTGGTATGCCTCATTCACTCAGCCGTATTCTGTTTCATTGACAAATTTTTGCACTATGTCTCAGCTTCTTGTCCAAGAGATAGCTTCGTCTATTGCGTGGAACCAAGTTGGTGTAGGACAAGAAGCCGCGACTGCTGCATTTGGTTTATCTATGACACTTTGTTTTGCAGGGGGTACTGTATCTGACTCTACTTTTACTTCTGCGACTTTAGCAGCATCTGGTAGATACGTTCTATCTTTAACAGACGTTTCTAACGTTGTTTGGACAAGAGTCAAATTATTTTCATTTGTTGCTAGGGGCAACGCAACTACTGGTTGTGCAACGCTGACAAGAGTTGCAAATTGTACATTTAACAGTTGCACTCATGGTCTTGGAAGATTTTTGTTGACAACTTGCACAGGTTTGACATTTAACAACACTGTTTACTTTGATACCGCAGTGTCAACTACAACTACCTCTAACCCTATGTTTGCTTTTGATCTTGTAACTGCTTGTTCTTCCATAAAGATAGACGGTTTATCATTTGGTGGATTAAACTTAGTACAACCTTATTCTGGTATATTGAACGTTGGTACAGCAGGATGTACCAGTGTTAAGTTAAGAAACTTGGGATCAAAAACTGGTTCTCTTGATCTTGGTGGATCTCAAAGAGATGGGCAGTCATGGTCAAGAGTGACTACTACTGCAACAGTCACTTCTTCAGTTGCACACGGTCTAAAGACAGGAGATATCGTATATGTTTTACAGTGTTCTGACACAACTCCAATCCCGGTGGGAAGCAAGACTCTTACTGCTGCACCGTCAACTACGCAGTTTCAATTTGCAGCAACAAACAGCGGCGGCACTAACGGAACACTCACTTATTATCCTACGATGTCTGCTAACTTGTTTGTTCTTGTTGCTGGTGCAGCATCAAATAACGTAGAAGTAAAACGTTGTTACACACCACACACTCGAACAAATCTTTACACGTCTGATAACTCTCATAAAAATATCACATTAGAAAATGTTCAGGGTGACTACATTAATGCACCAGTAACTCCAATTCTAAATGGATATCACAAGTCAGTTTATGCTACGTTGCCTTACACTGCGCAGACGTCTTGTTATGGAACACACTGGTTTGATCACTTTGTTTGTGATCCGATCGGTCCAATCACTGCTTCTTGGTCAAGAGTGACTACTACTGCAACAGTCACTTCTTCAATTGTACATAACCAAAGAACTGGTCTGTTGATAACTGTTCTTTCTTCTTCACAATCTGGTGCAATAAACCTTGGAAGCAAGACTATCACTGCTGCGTCTACGCCGCTGTCAACAAGTTTTACATTTACTTGCACAAACACAGGTGCAACAAACGGAAACTTAGTGTTTGAGTCACAATCTGGTAGAATTGGATTATTGATGAATGAGTCAACGTCTGACACTTCAAGCCAGTATTCAGTTACAACTGGCTCAGCTTCATTTACGTCTGCAGGCGGTCTATACATGCCAACTAGCGGTACGATTATCGAGTTCACGTCTCCGTATTATTTCTTGGGCCACGCGAACTTTCCAATGGTTCAACCTGTGATGGCTGGTGCTAGCTCCATTAACAACTATGAGATCACGTATCAAATGGACAAAAATGACGGGTTGGGATTCAGCGGCTCTTACAAGAACTTATCATTCATAGTTCCATCTGGATCAGCGGGTGTTGATTCAACTAGCATATCAATGTTAAGTACTAACGGTGTTTCTGTTGGAGATTATGTGTGGGGAACAAACGTAGCTCAAGGTTCAAAAGTAACTCAAATAACAAACTCTACAACAGTAGTAGTTGATCAGAAGACGACTGGCACTGTGTCTGGTGACTTACAATTCAACTATCTTCCATCTGAACTTTCATCTTCTATCAATCCATCTAATGGATTCAAGATGAAGATTAGATTTAAGACAAGAGTTCCAAACGTTACAGCTATCACATCTTTTTACTTTATCACGAATAGCACAACTGGCTCTAGACAGGCAGAATATCCTCTTGATCTGTTGCCACTCACGTTGACAAACTTACGAAATCCTTCAGAGGTTAGAGTCTACAACTACAACACAAGAACAGAAATCACTGGGCAAGAAGACGTTACTTCTGGTACATTCACTGCAAACATTGATGCTACAACATATCCAACTGTGGACATATCAGTGTTGTCACTGGGTTACCAAAACACTAGATACTTGTCACAATCACTGGGGTCATCAGGGTTGACAATTCCAGTATCACAAGTCATAGACAGGCAGTATCTAAATTCATGACAAGATGGTGATTGATGGGATATAACTTTGATGGGAGTGCAAAATTAATCACGCTTACTTCTGGTACTGTTTCTTTCACAGTTAAAGATCTTTATTCGCGTTGGAAAGACTGGGTTATGATCAGTGACAACAGCAAGTACATCTATGCTTTCACTAGCGTTGCAGGTGATCCAATTTCAGCAACACAATCGATTGCTCCATATATCTTTTTGAACACAGTTGATGGTTGGACAATTCGACCACAAGAGTCAGATCACGAACTTAGAATTGAAGGTAATCTTTACTCTCTTAATCCTTCAGGTTCTATGTTTGTTCCAACGGTAGGTGATTACACAGTCACTGTGATCATTGAAAGATCTTCTGCTGCTATTGCAGTGACCGTGGGAGGAATTGATCAAGCGACCGTGCAAGCAGCACTGACTGCACAGGGTTACACAACAACTAGAGCAACAAATTTAGATAACTTAGATGTGCTTGTGTCAAACACTGGTCTGACTTCAGAACAAGCAACTATGTTATTAGAGATATACAAATTGATGGGTCTTGATCCAACAAAACCTCTTGTTGTTACGCCAACATCGAGAAAAGTTCCTTCCAATGGAAGTGACATCAATCAAACTATATCTGAAGACTCTGGAACGCAGACTGTCACTGTGACGAGAGTCTAGGTGACATGACTTTAAATTCACGTTCAATAGCTTTGATGGGAATATCAAGTGGCTTAGACAATGATCCACTTCACATTGCAGTACAAGGTTTTGTTTCAGAGTTGTTTGTTGAAGCTGCAGCCACAGACAATGACGCTATTGATCTGTTAAGAAGAAGATTACGAAGAGGACAATCGGGTAAGAGAAAACCATTTAGAGTAACTGTTTATGCAAAGTTAATGACGGTGAATACTGAGAATTTTTCTATGATGTCAATCAAAGGTACTGACGTCCTCAATATTGATCCAGAGGTGCCTTCTCCGAGAGTCAAAAGTAAACTTAATGAAGTTGAAAATTCGAAATCAGACATTAAGATTTCTATAACGCGTAGTAAGTGATACATATATTTGTGAATTTCGAAGACAGCGAGAAAGATGTTATTCAACTCGTTATTGATGAAAACAACGATCTGACATTTAAGGTTGCGGTTCAAGGAACAAATCAAAATCCTACTATGAGTAGATTGTTGTTAAAATTGTCCGAAGATAAAAGCATAGCATTCTCTGGTAGAGTATCTGGTCAAGATTCTCTTTCATTTGTTGTCCCGTCTTTAGTTGAGTCTGTGAAACCTGAAACAACTTATGAGTGTTCTGTTGAGATGGTCGTAGAAGGTAGATTTTTTGTTCCTTGTTCTTTTCCAGTTCAATTCAAAGTTCCTGTGAAATGTGTGACTGAGAGCGTTATTGTTAACAACAAAACACACAACGTTCCATCTGTCAAAGTTGTTCTTGAAAAGACAGAAGTGAAGACTGATAACAGGGTTTCTGAGTTGAAAAAAGCTATAAAGAAGTTTGAAACTCAAAAAGTCGAAGAAACTTCTGTTGACAGCAATAAGAAATATTTTTCTCTCAAAGAGAGATACGATAGCAAGCATAGCAAGCAATAATTTGCCTTAGTTAGTAGTGCGAGAATACACTCAGAATATTATTTGAGCTTCTTGTGTAGTTGTATACATACAATGATGAAGATTATTCTCGTGTGATTAAAGTGTTAAACAGTGCGTAAAGGTGCATTAATCTTATTTTAACTCTTCAACAAAGAGCAACTGGAGTTAGTCAAAATGGCAACTAAGAGAACTAAGAGAAGTAAGAGACATGTCACTGCAAACAAGCAGGCGCGTCTAGTTTCAAGACTAGATCGAAATGGTCGAGTTCGTTCAGAGACAACGAGGAGAGATCCTAATGCATTTAACGCTGCGATTAGGACTGATCAGGGTGTGAATTCAACTACGTTGTTTCTTGATAACGTAGATGGGTTATACTCTGAGCTTCGGTTAAATGGTCACCAAGCAAGAACTCTGTTTAACTTGCTTCGTAAGCACTATTCTTTCACTGGTAAGGACTTCTGATCTTACGGTGTGTCATAGTTAGTTCTGTGATACACCACCATGTTTGTTTTAACGCTAGATGATCAATCAGTGATTGATTTGCTTGAATTGCTATCGTCTGTTCAAAATAAGACGAGTAAGATGCAATCTCTACAGAAGACAGTAAAATCAGAAATTTTGTTGAAGTTAAATGGCGGTACACAGACGCCTGTGTCAAGTAATTCATTCACTGTTCCTTTAGTTAAAGATGGAAAAGTAAATCTGTTTGAATCTTCTGGTGCAGAAGAAATAAGAGAAGTTGTGTTATCAACTATTGATAACCAGATAGAAAAGATCAAAGAGATGTCTGACGATTCTCACGATGATGAATACGATTCAGCACCGTATCCAAAGATGCCGATGATAAATAAATCTAAAGCAAGACGAAAGAAGTGAGGGGTACAAAGGTTTCGACAGGGTTGAAAGTTACTTGAGTGCAGTCGCTGGTACACTAGGAACCAGATTAAAATCCAAGTGAACGTTAGTTGCCAACGATAACGGCCGCATTGACTCTCTTAAGCTAGCAGCTTAGTTTGTCTTGGGTTGTGACAGCCTAGAAACAGAATGTCACAAAAAAAAGAGTGATTCTCTTTAAAATCAAGTGCACTGCTCAAGACTTTACTGGAGCAAAAAACGCTAGTCTCTAGCTAAGACTGTGAATGACTTGAGTGATTCTAGATCTTGGACTGCGGTTCAATTCCGCAGTACTCCACAGGATGAATGTACAGATGACATTTTTTGAGTTGCTTGATGAGATTAACAAGACAAGACTTGAGTTACAAGTTACTTCTGATGAAAGTGTTCGTAGTTCACTTAATGAAAAGCTAGTTTCTCTTAATGAACAGCTTCAACAGAAACTTAGTCTTAGAAAGAACGTTCTAAATGACTAACATAACTCGTGTTTTGAGTGAAAATCTGAAAGGTTGGGATGTTGCAGTTTGGCAAGGATTTCTTGTTGGAATAAATCCTTCTTCAGAAGTCATTATTGATGGTACATTTGGACCTAAGACGAAAGAGGAAACAATTCTCTTTCAAAAGAAAGTATTTACAGATCCATCTGCCTACGACGGGAAAGTGGGACCGAGGACTCTAGGTAAGGCTCTAGAGTTAGGTCTGAATCTTTATTCAGATTCCAGCAATGATGATTCACAACATGGTTGGCCTCCAAAACCAAAAACATATCCAGTGTCTATGGCTGATGAACGTGAAAAAATATATGGAAAGATTGAGTACGTTGCAGATCCACAGCCAAACAACAAAGAGGCTGTGAAAATAACAAACAATTGGGCAAATGATAACATCGTATCTGTTGTTGTGCCACAGTTGATTGGAATATCAGGCGCTCCAAAATCTGGAAAGATCTATGTTCATAAGAAAGTTGCTGATTCTTTAGTCAAAGCTTTTGATCAGATAGAAAAACAGGGGCTTAAAGACAAGTTGTTGACATTTGGAGGCGCTTGGGTTCCAAGATTTATACGTGGTTCTAGAACAGTTTTGTCAAATCACAGTTGGGGTACCGCTATTGATCTAAATGTGCAATGGAATATGTTAGGTACAACAGGTGCTTTGAAGGGTGAAAAAGGTTCAGTTAGAGAACTTGTTGATATCTTTTATGAGAATGAATTCTATTGGGGTGGATGGTTTGATGGAAGGTGCGATCCAATGCACTTTGAATCATTCAGTAAGGGTTGATTTTACACGATCTGCAGATGTAATACTTGTTATTTCTTGGTGCCCACTGGATAAAGTTTTTGCACTTGCAACATAAAGCACCATCTTGACCTTTTTTATGTTTGATAACGCTTGTTTGTCTTGTGACAAAGATTCCTTTTTCTCCTAAGTATTTTTGTTCTAATCCATACCAATTTACGTGATGGTTTGTTATGATAAAACTATCTGAGATGTGTTCATATTCGGGTACGTAACAGATGTATTCTGTGCTTTCTTCCCCAACATCAAATCCTTTTCCTATAATGGTGATTTCACATGTGTCTCTATAAGACTGTTTGTTTTTGATTTTTACAGTCAATAGATCACTGACTTCCCAATCGTTATCTTCCACAGTTCTATGTCTTCTAAAGATAATTACATTCGTGCCAACGTTTTCTCAAACTTTGAATCCAACACCATTTGGTTTTTTTGATTCTGATTCTCAGTTTCAATCTGAGGCTGATAGCATGGTTGTGTTTGTTAAAAGAAAACTTGGTGATGATATCTTGTCTGTAGAGTTAAGTTCTAAACAGATATGGGCTTGTTTAGAAGAAGCTACGTGTGAATATTCAAGATTGATTCATGAATCAAAGATTGAATCAGAGCTTGCAAATGTCTTGGGTATGCCAACAAGTTCATTTGATTTGACAAATGTTTATCCAAGACAGAACTTAGAATTTATCAGCAGGCAAGCAGATGCGTATTCTTCTCTTGCGGGAACAGGAGGATCTTGGGATTCTGAGTATGCTTATATTGATCTTGTGACAGGTCAACAGGACTATAACATCTATTCAGATCTAAAATCAGCAGCGTCTGGTACGTTGCTGTGGGATACGCTGTCAGCAGACAAAAAATCAAAGTATAGAATCATAGAGATATTTCACGTTGAACCAATTGCGGCGCAACACTATTTGTTGAATGCTTCAAACATCACTAACTTCTTAGCAACAAGCTTTAACTATGAATCATATGTTAATGCTACAGTTTTTTATGTTCTACCAATCTTTGAAGATGTCTTGAGAAGAAGTATGCTTGAAGCTGCTTTTAGAGTCAGGCGTTCAAACTACAGTTACAAGTTAATAGGTTCTAATCTGAGAATTTTCCCTATTCCAACGCTTGATTCACAAGTTGGAAAGTTGTTTATACGAGTTGGATTTTATGCTAATCCTCTAGACCCAACCGCGATTGGCTCTGGTATCTCTGGTAGTTTTGATTCATCTTTAAATGGTGTGTCAGGACCAAGCAATGTTCCTCTCGGTAACATCCCATTTAACAGTATCACTCAGCCCGGTAGACAATGGATCAGACAGTACTGTCTTGCTTTATCAAAAGAAATTTTAGGACACGTTAGATCAAAGATCTCATCTATACCAATTCCAAATGCAGAGATCCAATTAGATGGTGAAAGTTTGTTGACACAAGCTCGTGAAGACAAAGACAAGCTTTCAACACAATTGAAAGAATGGCTCGCGAATTTGACGCATGCAAAGTTGTTAGAACAACAAGCTAATGCTGCAGAACAGTTGAATAAACAGTTAAAATATGCTCCAATGCCAGTTGGCAAAGCAATTGTAATTGGTTGATCTATCTGATTCTGCCACTAAACTTTACGTCAAAGAATGAATCGGATGCATTGAATATTCTAACATAAACAGTACCAGCAGTTTCTTCGCCCAAGAGTTTGTCTAATTTATTTACAAACGTTGAGTGATTATTTGTTAACATCTCTAGCGAAAGTTTTCGCGTTGGGAAATATGCGTAGTTAATTGGATTGCTAGAACCACCTGGATACAATCTTTTTGTGTCATCATATTTCTGAGGTGTTTTTGGATCATTTTCATCGTCAAGTGGTTTTGATATGACGTCTTTTCTAGAATCTTTGTAGAACTTGTACACATTTTGTGCTTCTTTTGAGACATATGTTCTATCTGGCACGAGTGCTCCTTCACTTGACATCACTATGTCCATTAACAGTGGACCATATCCTTTCTTTGCAGCTGAACGTTTTATCTCTGCACCTCCATACTGATTTTCATTGTGTTGTATGAAAACCATACCTATTATTTGACTTGATAAGTTTTTAGTGAACATCAAAATGTAATCAGAAACATCTTTTAGATCAACTATGTTTATTTTTTTAGCTTCTTCATACTTGGTTTTAATGTGTTGATAAAGACGTTTTGCATCATAAAGAATGTAATATTTGACGTTTCCTGTTGCTATGATCTGGAGCGCTAAACCGTCCTTAGCTGCGCCAGGTACAGTTTCTGCTTTTTCTAACAGAGCAAATTCATTAACCATTTTCAAGCATTCTGTTGTAAAAAAATTCTTTTCCACCGTCTGTGATTGCATTCTTAATCTTGTCTTCAGATAACGATTTGAAAAGTTCTAGCAATTTTTTGACTAGTTCTGAGTTTGCTGTCAAGAATGGATGAAGATTCATGCTGGTGTGTTTGCTATATGCATAATTGAGTGGATTGTTTTCACGTCCAGGATGCATTCTACTTGTGTCATCTTCTTTTTCTGGCGTCCATGGATCATCTGGATCATCTAACAATTTGTGATCAACGTCTTTTCTTTTTTCAAAGTAGTGTTGCCACACTTTTTGTGCTTTTGGAGAAACTGATATCCTGTCTGGAACTAGTCCATTTACGCTGCTTAGGACCATATCATAGATGAGTGGACCATAACCTTTTTTAGCAGCTGCAGTTCCAACTGTTGAAGCGCCGTATTGTGGTGCGTCTGGACTTGCATCAATCTCGAGCCAAGCATATGTCGAACTTTCTGAGAAACGTTTGATATAGTTGACTAATTGTGCATTGTTAATGTAATTAGTGTGTGCAACGATATCATCGTAATATCTTTTAGCGTTGTTGTAAAGTTGGTTTGTGTCATAAAGTTGAAATGCTAAAAGTTGAGGATTCATATTTGATGTTTTATTGACGTTTAAACCAAGAGATAACTTGTTTGCGTCTTCTATTGAAAACGCTGCTTCAAGTTTAAGATGTTTCATGTGTAATCTGTTGATACATATCATTGTGGCAAGACTGTTCGTGACTCAACGTGAGTTAAATTTGATCTCTGATTTGACAAAAGAGATCATAAAGGACATTATTGGACAAAGAGTGTTTTTATATCCAGTTTCTGAGTTAAAGACAGTGACACACGATGTTTATGATGAAGCTCTAAAAAAGATTTATGATAATCCCATAGCTATCGATGCAATCGTAGACGCAGAGTACCAGGGCGATACTGAGATATCACAATTTGGCGTAGACCAAAAGTATAACATCGAATTATTTGTTCAGTATCGTGATCTAGTTGAAAAAGGTATAAACATAACGATAGGAGACTATTTTTCTTTTAATGATGTTTTGTATGAGATTGTGGATCAAAAAATCACAAAGACAATATTTGGACAAGCTGAACACAAATTGTCAATGAAGATAAATGGTGTTAAAGCTCGTGAGGGTGCAATTGATAGTCTTAAAATTGGTCCAACAGACATATCATACACAGATGATGATGCGTTGCAAAACAAATTTGTTCAGCAACGAGGATTTTCTACAAATGATGAAGGTGAAACTGGAGACAAGAGAGCTCTTGTTGAAGCGGGAGTTTTGTCTAAACCTTTGACTGGTCCAGCAGAAGTTTCACAAAAGGGTGCAGTTGCAGATAATTCGCATCACGCTAATGCTTTCTATGGAGAGGATGACTGATGGCAACTAGATTTAACACGTATGCTAAAACTCGTTTTGGCGTTGAACCTTTACCTTCAGGTTATGATAGTGATACACTTGCGGAAGAATTTAACATACCATCTTCTACTATAGAGGATGTTGATAGAGCTTTGTTGAAGCTCTTTAATGATCAGTTGAATCTACAAGTAGATCTAAATGGAGAACAGAGAAAGATACCTGTGATATTTGCTTCTGGCGAGAAGTGGGCTATAGCAAAAACAAAAGGAAAATTAAGAGATCAAAATGGCTCAGTTATTTTACCTTTGATAGCAATTGGGAGAACAGAAGTAGTACAAGATTTACAGATTCTTAGTTCTATGGGAATCAACCAACAAGTCGGTGAGATTTATGTAAAACGTAGATTGTCAAAAACTGACAGGAATTATCAAAATTTGATCAATAGACTTATGCTTAGAAACCAATCAAATCTAGCTGTCAGCACTGATGCAGCACAAGACTTCCAAGTAGGAACAAGTAGGTCTATAGGCGATCTAAGCAACGATCCAACAGTTATTGATGGAGGTTTATTTGTGGGCGATAAATCAAATAACATCTATGAAATCATAGTTGTACCGACTCCGCAATTTGTTTTGTTAAAGTATGAAGTGATGTTTTGGACTCAATACACTCTACACATGAACACTATTGTTCAACAAGTCATAAGTTCTTACCTTCCTCAAGGTGGAACGTGTTGGCGAGTTGAAACAGAGAAGGGATATTGGTACGTTGCTAAAGTTGTTTCTGGATTTTCATCAGAAAACAACTTCGATGATATGTCAACAAAAGAGAGAATAATCAAATCAAATATCTCAATAGAGATACCCGCGTATTTGTTTGTGTCATCAGAGCCTGGACAGACAGTACCTATCAGAAGGTATGTTTCTGCACCAATTGTTGATTTTAACGTAGTTGCTCCTGAAAGTGATATTAGTGATACAGATACCGTAGAAGAACCGTTTCTCGGTGTTGATGACCCTACGCTTCCGTTAAATTTGACAAAGAATAACAGAAGAGACACTAGGGACGACCAAAGAACGTTGCTTTACCCTAGCAAAGATGTAGTTGTTCCAGATGATCCAGCGTTACAGAATCGACCGCGCGGAACGCCTCGTTCCAAGTGGAAAAAGATATTGATAAAAGATCTTCAAGGAAACGTCAAAGAAAAGTTTGTTAGAGTGACATCACAAGGAGAATCTGTGTTACCAGATGATTTTGATCTTTCAGGTGTAAGTTTTACTGTTGTTGATCAATGAATTCTGTCATGATATGGTAGTTATGACGAATACTTACCATCGCATTCAGTAATTACAACAGGATCTAGAAATGGCAGAACAGACTTTCATAGCACCAAATTTTTATGAGAGAGAGATTGACAAATCTCAGCCAGTAGACGCAGTACCTGTTGGTACGCCTGCCGGCGTTATTGGTACTGCAAACAAAGGTCCCGCATTCGTTCCTTTAACAGTACGTTCTATGGATCAATTTGTTTCTGTTTTTGGCAATCTTGATGTCAACAAACAAGGTCCTTATGCGGTCAATGAGTTCTTAAAACACAGAACTGCACTTACATATTTGAGAGTCTTGGGAGCTGGTGCTAACACGACAACTTCTGATATTGATACTACTACTCGCGCTGGTAGAGTTAAGAATGCTGGCGTGTATTTATACGGTGCATCTGCTGCAGATGATTCTCGCGGCCGCCACACTGGCGCTGTGCAGTTCTTGACAGCAAGACACTCTTTACGTTCAAATGAAGCTTATGGAATGCCGATGTTCACAGATAACAGTTCTTTCAATGGTTCAACTGTTAACCTAGTGAGAGGAATGGTGTTGCTAGCATCTGGAACTCGTATGATGATTCTTGACGGAAATGAATCTTCTGTTGGTGTATTCACCGCTGCTGGTCCTGATGATGCTGCAACGATCTCAAGTGGATTGTTTAAGTTAGTCTTATCATCATCAAACGGTGCATCTTTTGGAGTCACAGACGGTGCATCTGGAGTGAGAATTTTCTCAGCGTCTTTAGACCCATCTTCAAAAGATTACTTTGCAAAGATCCTCAACACTGATCCTCAAAAATTCAGCACAGAACAACACTTGCTTTATGCAGATTTTCCTGTTGATGATGAACTTGCAACTGCAACAACTGTCGGTGTTCTATCTGGATCTACTTTAACAAGTGCAAACTCTGGTGATGCATCTATGATTATGCGTCAGAGATACGGATCTTTTGACACTCGTTACTCTACACCAAAGACTCCTGTGTTTATTTCACAACCTTTCGGTGCTACCGAATACGATCTATTCTACTTTGAGTCACTTGACGATGGTGCATATGCAAACAACTTATACAAAATTTCTATAACGAACATCAAAGCTTCTGTTGATGATTCAAACAAGTACGGATCTTTCACTGTGCAGATCAGAGACTGGAATGACACTGATATCAATCAACAAGTACTTGAATCTTTCCCAGATTGTAATCTTGATCCTTATTCTGAAAGATACATTGGTAAAGTCATAGGCGACAGAAAAGTGTCATTTAACTTTGATGCAACTTCTGCATCAGAGAGAAGACACGTTGTTTCTGGAAAATACAACAACAAATCAAAGTACGTCAGGGTCATAATTGATGATGCCGTCGACCGCGCACTAGTTCCTGAAGTCACGTTACCATTCGGATTCAGGGGTGTTGAGCTGTTAAAGACAAATGATTCTTTGAATGATACGGCTGGCACAACACCAAAGATTGTTGGTGTTATGGGTACGGGTGTTGCATCTGCATTGTCAGGTGCAATTCTGCCTCCAATTCCATTCAGAGTTAAAGTGACAAAGGGTGACGTCAGCACAGCTGGTACCTTTGTTGGTCAGCCAGGACCTCTTGAACTTGCTTCGCCACAGTTTTACTGGGGTGTGAAGTTTGAAAAGAACAATGATCCTTTGAATTGCAACGTTACTTCAGAAAAGAACAATCTGCTTGAGTCATACACAAAGTTCTTGGGTATCAAGAAGTTAGACACTCTTGTTACTGGTTCTGGAGCAGACACTTTCTGTAACAATAAGTTTACTCTAAGCAAAGTTGCGTTCTCAAACACTTCTCTGTCACACTTGACATCGTCAGTAAATGACCACATGAGAGAAGCTGCGTACTTACGAAAGGGTACAATTGACACAACGTCATATACAATTTCAAGCAGCATTGGCAGAAGAATCACGCTTGCTACGTTGCTATCAAGCGGCACAGCTGCTGAATTTAACAGGTTTACAACTTACGCAAAATTCACTACTTTCATGTACGGTGGTTACGATGGTCTAAACTTCTTAGACAAGAATGCACAAAAGATGAACGATCTCGCTACGTCTTTTGATGCAAGTGGTGGTGCTGAAGGAAGCTACGTTGCTCCAGGATTGCTGGTTAATCCAAATGGTGTTGGACAGACAAATAGCAACGTAGCTTCGTACGTTACTGCAATTGACATCATGACTGATCCTATGGTAGTGAACACAAATCTTCTTGCAATCCCAGGAATCAGAGAACCATTCTTGACTGATTATGCAATGAGAAAGTCAAGAGAGTACGGAATGGCTTATTACATGATGGATATTCCAGGATACGACGACGGCGCTCTTAGAATCTATGATGATTCAACGAATCGTTTGAACGTAGATTACACTGCAGCCGCAGTCGATTCTAGAGCAATCGATAACAACTACGCAGGTGTTTACTTCCCAAGCGTTTGGATAGACGACGCTGTCAACAAGAGAAGAGTCAAAGTTGCAGCTTCTGTCGCTGCGCTTGGAGCAATTGCGTTTAACGATCTAGTTGCATACCCATGGTTTGCACCAGCTGGTTTCAATCGTGCTGCTCTAGACTTTGTAAAAAATGTAGAAGTACGTCTTGATGCTCGTGACAGAGACAGACTACAACTTTCACGTATCAATCCAATTGCTGTGTTTCCGAAGTTGGGATTTGTTGTTTACGGACAAAGAACGCTTCAGATTGCAAAGTCAGCTTTAGACAGAGTCAACGTGAGAAGACTTCTCCTTGAGGTCAAGAGACTCGTTATTGAGATTGCATTGAAGTTGACTTTTGAACAAAACAACAAAGCAACAAGAGACAAATTCTTCTCAGATAGCACTCTTAGACTTGGTCTTGTACAAGCACAGTCTGGAATTGAGAAGTTCCAAGTAATCTGTAATGATTCAAACAACACAACTCAGGACGTTGAACTCAACAAGATGAACGGCAAGATCGTGATCTGGCCAACGAAAACGTTTGAATTTATTGCGTTAGACTTTGTGATTACTACAACAGGAGTTGAGTTCTTGTGATCACTTTTGATATGATCAAATACTTAGACATCGAAGGTACGAATAATGGCACAAGTTAAGTTTGGTTCACCTGGAGTTTCGAGCAACGAAATCGATATATCTGGGCCAGTGTCTGTAGCTCCAGTTGGAACTCCAGCTGGCGTTATTGGTACTGCAAACAAAGGTCCAGCGTTCGTTCCTTTAACGCTTGGTTCGATTGAAGATTTTTATGCTAAGTTTGGTGAAACTGATGGATCAAAATTTGGTCCAATCGCTGTCAATGAGTGGCTTAGAAACGCTGGCGCTGTGACTTACGTAAGAGTCTTAGGCGTTGGAAACGGTAAAACAAGAAACAGCGACGGTTCAGTGACAAATGCCGGTTTCACAGTTGGTGAAAACCAGCCAAGATTTTCAGATGGTTTCTTGTTTGGAAACACTTATGCAAATTCTGGAAGTAACTCTGTTCTTGGTAGAACATATTTTCTTGGTGCATTTATGTCTGAATCAGCAGGTTCTACGTTCTTTAGTTCTGCTGGTCTGCAAGGGGCAGCAGGCGTAGTTCCGGGTACTACAGCGTCTGTACCAATAGTTAGAGGAATTGTGATGGCACCATCAGGTGTCATATTGAAACTTTCTTCTTCCGCAGAAGGAAATAACGCAGTTCCTGGTTCTGATATGGTTGCAACTGATTCTGTTGCATCTGGCGGACTTTTGGGCGCTGTTGTGCTTAGCGAAAATAACGTTTCAAAGCAAGACTTTGTCATGTTGTTAAACGGTCACAAAGGTACAGATTTCTTGTATCCAAACGTGATCACTGCGTCTTTTGATATGACGTCACCAAATTACTTTGCAAAGGTTATGAACACTGATCCTTATAAACTTCAACAAGCTGGACACTTCTTGTACGCACACTGGGATATTCATAACAGCGTTGCAGTTGTCACTGGAACTGGTTTACTGCACACTACTTCTGGGTCTGGCGGTTCTAGAGCAGCAAAAGTTGGTGTGGAGTCATCTGCATTCTTAACAACTGGATCTCTGAGCAGAGCTACAGGAAACACGACAGTTCCAAACTATGAAAGTTGGACTGATAGATTCTCTTATGCAAAGACACCGTGGGTTACTTCACAAAAGTTTGGTGGACAAGCAATAAACTTGTTCAGACTTCACGCATTAAGCGCTGGTACTGGCGTTGCACAAGCATACAAGTTCTCAATTGAGAATCTCGTTCCTTCTAGCGATCCGTTGAACAGGTATGGAACATTTGACTTAGTGATCAGAGATTGGGATGATAGTGACACAAATCCAATCTACATTGAGCAGCACAGGGCTTTGTCTCTTGATCCTTCGTCAGACAGATACATCGCAAAAGTAATTGGTGATGTAAATGCGTTCTTTGACTTTAACAGAGCAGAAACAAATCAAAGACTGATCATTGAGGGTAACTATGAGAACAAGTCAAATATTGTTCGTGTAGAAGTTTCTTCTCTAGTTGACAATGCTTCAGTAGATCCAACTGCACTGCCATTTGGATTTAGAGGTGTCTCACACTTAGTTACGTCAGGTTCTGCACCGCTTGCAACGCCTTCTACGACACAAGCAGCTGTTTCTTCTGTGTTGAAGAAAGCACAAACACCACCAGTTCCTTTGAGATTAAACATCACTCAAGGATCTGGCAACAAACTTGCTGCAAATCCTCTTCTTTACTGGGGTGCTCAGTTTGAACACATTGTCTCATTGACAACGCCAAATGCAAGCACTTTACAGAATGAGTCATTGAGTGCATTCTCTATGTTCTTCCCACAACATCTCACTGATTCTGTGACATTCGCTGTTGGTGATAACAACGGTGTTGCAGACACAGCGGCAAATGGTATCTTAGACGCTGATAGATTCTGTCTGAATGCATTCTCATTAGAGAATATCATGGTTGTGACTGCTTCAACTGGTGTTGCTGATTCCTCACTTTGGATGTCAGCTTCTTATGTTCGTGACGGAAACATTGTCACAAATGAAACAACAAAGACAAGAAAACTTGCAACTACAGATTTGACGCAAGCTAACAGAAGGTACGCAAAGTTCACCTTCTTCTTGCAAGGTGGATTCGACGGTGTCAATATCTTCGATAGAAATGAGTATAACATCAATGATACTGCTGTCAAAGCAGACATGGATGACTCTAATAGGGGACAGAACTTGGGACCAAACGTCCGTTCTTACACTAAAGCTATCGATATAATGAAGAACACTACTAACGTAGACATCCAAGTTCTAGCAATTCCAGGAATAAGAAATCCTGCAGTTACTGATTATGCGACCGCTGCAACAACTGAGAGATTTGATGCTCTTTACTTGATGGACGTTGAGCACTGTGATGACAACGGAAACATCATTGCTGCTGATAGTTCAACACAAGTTTCAGTGAAGAAGATAGCTGACAACTTCTCTTCCCGCGCGCTTGATTCAAACTTTGCAGCAGCGTACTTCCCAGACGTGACTCTTACAGATCCAAACACAAACACAAACTTAGTTGTGCCACCTTCGGCAGTTGTGTTGGGAGCGCTTGCGTTAAATGACAAACTTGGTCACCCATGGTTTGCACCAGCTGGTTTCACAAGAGGTGCTCTAGTTTCAACTCTTGAAGCTAAGGTCAAATTGTCAAAATCAAACATGGATGATCTATATGATGTTAACATCAATCCACTAGTTGCATTCCCAGGTAACTCATCTCCAACAGGAAACCCAGCTGGTGGTGTAGTGATTTGGGGACAGAAGACTCTTCAAGCTGCAGCATCAGCTCTAGATAGGGTCAACGTAAGAAGATTGATGATTGATCTTCGTAGACAGGTTCGTGACATTGCGCAGACAATAATGTTTGAACCTTCACGTGAAGCAACACTTGCAAAATTCAGTAGTGCAGTCAAGCCAAAGCTTGATAGAATCCAAGCACTTGCAGGTATAGACAAGTACAAGATTATGATTGATACATCGACTACAACCAAGACTGATATCGAAAACAACACTCTTAGAGGTAAGATCATTGTCAAACCTGTTAAAGCGTTGGAGTACGTATCGCTTGACTTTGTTGTCCAGAACGGTGCAGCACAAATCTAATTGAGTAAACAATGAACAAAGTAGTAAAACTGAACCCAAAACAACTTCGCAATCTCATTTTGAGTGAGATGAAAGCAAGTGGGAAAAACACTCTATCTGAGACTTTTTTCACAACTTCAGAGTTGATGGGAAATAGTGAAGAAGATAAGAAAGCATATTGTGAAGACTTGAGGATTGCAGTTTCACAAGTTGTTGTTGATGCTTTGTGCGATTATGTTGGGGGTGATCTTAGACATGATATTGCAGAAAAATTAGAAGCTAAACTTCAATCTTTAGGAATTGATTCAACCTTAGAAGTTCCAGCTAGAATTGAAGATGTTGAAGTTTTAGTGCAACCTGCAATTAATGACATTCTTTCAAAGAGTGGAATATTTGCAAGTGAACTTTCTATCATCGCTGGCTTTTTTGAGAAAATTATCATTAATGAACCAATCGATAAGTGAACAGTAACATGCCTTCCGCCCACAGAGTGTTGTTAGAAAAATCTTTGAATTTTGACATATTTGCCACAATAAGTCAGTTAAATAATATTCTTAGTGGGCTCTGTGGGCTTGAGAGACCGTACGTGAGTGTAGGGAAGTGGCAGAAGTAAGATTGCAAATCCTTCAAATAAGTTGAGATTTTGTAAATCATAGATAATTAGTGAACGAGGAAGAAGAAAATGGCTGAGACGCTCGACGTTGCATCAATGTTGCCTAACAAATTTCACCCTAAGAAGAAGCACCAGTGGGTGCTTATGATCGAGGGTATCGATGCATTTTTGCTTAAAACAGCAGCTAGGCCAACTGTTACAACTGGTGAGTTAGAGATTCCATTCATTAACTCACACAGGTATATCGCTGGTAAAACAAAGTTCAACACCATCTCTGTTACTTTGCACGATCCAATTGCACCTTCTGGTGCTCAGCAAGTGATGGAATGGATTCGACTTCACTTTGAAGTTGTATCTGGAAGATCTGGTTACGCTGACTTCTATAAGAGAGACGTTGCACTTAAGATGTTAGATCCTGTTGGTACCGTAGTTGAATATTGGGACGGAAAGGGAGCGTTTATCACTGAAGCAAACTTTGGTGATCTATCGTATGAAGATGAAGGACTCACAGAGATTTCGCTGACGCTTAGAGCTGATGCTTGGATCTTGCAATTCTGATCCATGCCTCATCTCAAAGCGACAAAAGACTTATTACACAAAATCATTGTTTTTGATCATGCTCGACAGAAGTTTGATCGAAAGTATGTTGTCTTTAGAGTTGATCATGACGGAAGCAGTATCACGGTTCATCCATATGACAACGATGACGTAAACACTGAAATATATGTTAATGTTGTATTGACTGATTTTAGTTCAGAAAAAATTGAAAATGTTGATCAAGAAGAGTGGTATGTTACAGAAGAAGATGTTTCTAATCTGTACATTGATAATGCTGAAAACATCGTAGTGATTGGAAACTTTGATCCTGACAAAGTTAAACCCCAAATTAAAAAAGACAAAAAATTTGTGATTGATGATATGGTGTATACAGTGTTAACTGATGTCATGTTTAAACTGATCAAATCTTGGTACGCAAGCGTTGTTGTTGTTGACATACGTACATTTACCGGTGACGGTTACGCAGAGACACTTGAGTACGATCACTTACTATCAATACTTAGAGATAACTTGGATACTTAAAAGAGTCATGCTCAAAGATGACATTAGAAACAAGACCAAAGAAGAAAAACGTGATATGGTCACTCAGTAAGTCAAAGAGATATTAGAAAAACTAAGTGATATAGAGATTGCTGTAGAAACTGTTTTAGGAACAACAGCAAACAGAGTACATTTACGTTGATCATTTTGATTGCGACTTGTTTCGCATAACTAGTTATAGTGGCAGCTCTCAATGAAAATCACCAAGAAACAACTAGTCTATCTGATTAAAGAATCTTTAATGGAACCATTTGAACGTGGTACCAAATTCATCTACACTAGTCCAACAACTGGTCGGAAAATTCCTGTAACCTATGTTCGATGGCTTGGACTTCGTTATCCTAGCCTTGTTGTAGTCAAGCGCACTGACGATAAAGTTAACTATCACAGTACACATGTCTACATTACAACAAGTTGAATAAGATTGATTTTCAATAGTTGATACTAAGAAATCAAGCTGATACTTAAAGAAGCGATGGAAGATAATACTGATTATAGCAATATCCCACTTGCTGAAAGACGAAAGCTTGCAATTGAATTTGCAAAAAAAGCAATATCTGCTTTAACGAGTTTGAGAAAAATCACTAGTACTACTGCAGGTTCGACTGCAGATAAAGTTTACGTGACAGCAACGTCTTGTTTGTCATATATGACAAACTTGATGAAATACCTTGATAAAACTGAGAGTTAACAGATGCCAAAGATCTTCAAAGTTTGGGGCACAAAGTCTGGTATTGATCCCAGCGTGTTGAATTCAAGAGTGAGTCAACAACCGCCTCCATCAGTTAGAAATAAGATAATGAGACTGTTGCATCGCGATGGTGGACCAGTCTTGATAGGACCTATCGCTGTTGAGATTGGTTATAGCATAAACACTACTAGAAAATTCTTAGAACATTTAGTTGCTGACGGAGAGTTGAGTCTCGCATCTAGAAAAGACCTTGTAGAACTGGGTCTTGATCCAAGCGTAGAAGCTTATATCTTGTCAACAGAACAAGATCTGAATGTTGCAAATGCAAATTTGCAAGAACCTCAGCCTTTCTAGTGTTTTTGTACAACCTCACAAGTGTTTTCTTTTTGCAGGAGCGGTTAGACTATGATCTTGTTTTGGGTTCTATAGAAATAGAAGAGTATCAAGAAAAGTGGGAGTTTATATTGAGTGTGTTTAACATTTCAGAAAAACAGATTGAACAATTCGTAGACAACAACTGGACTTTCAATGTAAAGTACAATGTCATTCCAGTTGCATAAATTTGTGTAGATAAAAAAAGTAATAGGTAAATAATACTCATGGACGATAGAGAGTCAAAGAACTCAGTGTTCTCTCAGGCAACGCCACAGCAAGTGCAAGGTATTCCAGCTATGTCTTTAGCTGACAGAGCTAAGGCAGAATTTTCTTATTCTGTTCCAATTGAAATTGTCCCTCTTCCGTCAAATGGTCTGGTGTATCCAGTTGGTTCTCCTTTCTACATGAAAGACTCTATTGAGATTAAAGTAATGACTGCGAAAGAGGAAGACATCTTGACCTCTACAGCTTTTATGAAGAAAGGTACTACGATTTCTGAGTTATTGAAGTCATGTATACTTGATAAAACTGTGAATCCCGCAGATCTTTTAGTTGGTGACCGCGCTGCTCTTATGGTAGCAATTAGAGTGACAGGTTACGGTTCAGACTATGAAGCAGAAGTTGAGTGCAGTAAGTGTGAAGCAAAGACTAAGAGATTATTTGATTTGAAAGAACTTGAGATCAAGAGATTAACTATAAATCCGTTAGAGGAAGGAAAAAATCTATTTGAAGTCACTCTTCCACTTACGAAAAAAGTAGTCAAGTTTAAGTTTTTGACTGGAAGAGATGAAGAAGAAGCTTCACAGACAAAAGAAAAGCAGAAGAAACTTGGTCTTCCAAGCGAGTCACATGTTACATCAATGCTTCATCAAAACATAATTGCAATTGATTCTGTGACTGACAAAGCAGCTATAGGAAGATTTATTCAAGTTATGCCTGCTAGAGATTCTCTATCACTTCGAAGTTATATTCGAAATAACGAACCTGGTATTGTTATGTCACAAAATTCAGTGTGTCCAAGCTGTGAAGCCGAAGAGGAGGTATCGATTCCGATCGGTCCATCGTTTCTTTGGCCTCAGTCAAGCTGACAAAGAGATTGTAGTTTTAGAGCCTACGTTTTTATTGATGTACTATATGGGATTTTCGTTCACTGAAGCTATGACTTTGCCTGTTGCATACAAGAAATTCTTTATAGAGAGAGTCAATAAAGAATTAGAAAAATCAACTGAAGGCGGAGACGCTCGTTCTAGAGCTTTACATCACAATGATCCAACAACTAGATCATTACAAAATATGACCAGAGACAAGACGCCTGCAAGACTTAGAAGATTTACGTGATCAATACGTAGTTGTAATTTTTTGTCAACAACAACTTTTGTAAGGTATTGTTGTAGTAGACGCTTATTATCTCTAGTCCTTTCAATATAGACATACTGTTATTGGTGCTTTCTATGTTCAAAAAAAACAAAGGAAAGTTCATAGGAACAAATATGTTTTGTAAATTGATTGGATCTAATAATTTGTGATAGTGTGATTTTGTTTCTTTTGTGTTACAATAGCACTTTAGCAAGATTAGAGAACCCGGTTTAAGAATGTTCAAGAACTCTATCTATGATTATAGATGACATGTCCATATTTACGTTGTGTCGCAACAAATAAATGAATTAAGATTGAATCTTATTGGAAAGATTTTTTTTGCGTCTGTAGCTGCCTGGTTGCTTGGCAAGATGGTCAACGTCAAAGTCAAAGGTACGCCAGAAGAAGTTGATGCTGTTGCAAGAGCTATGTTAAATTCAAAAAGATTTCAGGATGAATTAAACAGACCTGGAGCTACAGTTGATAGCGTGTTGCACAAGTTAAATCTTAAAAACGCCTCTGCTAGAGAGTTTGAACGTATTTTGGGTATACCTTGGCCATTGTGATCTAAATCTAACTGAATGCGTTCATACCTATAGCAAGTCGTGGCTGTTGATAAGTCTCAGTTAGAGTTTGCAGAAAAACTCAATGAAACAATAGAAGCTGTTACAAAAGCTTCAGAGAAACTTGAGAAATCTCTTGAGACTCAGATTTCTTTGATGGAGAAATTAGCATCTGCAGCTCAAAAAGTTGATTTTTCCAAGCAGAAAAAATCAGCAGAAGAGTTAAATGATATCAATCTTGAAAAACTGAAAAAATCTATAGAAGACACTAGCTCTGTAACTAAGACGGCACAAGACCAATTCAAAAAAGTTTCAACTCAATTAGAAAAGAAATTCCCCGTAGCAGCAGCTTTGTCAGTTGGCGCGCTGTCGGGGTTATACCAGGGATTTCGAAACATTGTTGCAATAAGCAAATCTTCACTTAGCTTTTTGTCTAGTTTCGCGGGTGGTTTGTTTAACGTTGGAGCTGCTATCATAGCAATTCCGCTTAAGATCTTTACAGGTCTTGTCGATATGGCAGCTGCTACAGGTGGCGGTATGAATGAATTAGCACTAGCTCTTGAACACTTAAGAAAAGAGTTTGGTGCTCTGACTGGTCCCACGCCAAAGACAGTAATTGAGATGTCTACGACCCTAAAAGGGTTCTCAGACACGGGTTTGTCGGCTTGGAGAGTCTTTGGAAATCTAGCTGAGAGAATTGAAGCATTTACAAAACTTGCTGTCGCTATGGGTGCTTCATTTCAGAGACTCACTAAAGAACTACAATCTAACGGCGGAGCGATCTTAGCATATCAAAAGGGCCTTGGAGTCGCTGATGATCAGATGGCTGCATTTGCTCAAAGAGCACTCGTAGCTGGAGATAAACTTGCAGACGTTATGAAAGACACAGCAAAGTATGCTCTTGAGATGGGTAAAGCCTTTGCTATGGATTCAAAGATTATTGGTAAAGATGTAGCCAAAGCGCTTGTTGATGTTAAACACTTCGCCGGCGCTACTGTCAAACAGATATCTGAAGCGTCTGTGTTTGCTAGAAAGTTGGGTGTAGAACTTGAGAAGATCGTTGGAACGTTAGATGCATTTGAGACATTTGATTCTGCTGCTGAAAACGCTGCAAAGCTTTCACAAGCGTTCGGAGTTCAGGTTGATGCTTTCAAGTTGATGGAAGCACAAGACCCTGCGTCTCAAGTTGATTCTTTGAGAAAAGCTTTCTTGTCAGCAGGAAAATCTGCAGAAAACATGTCAAGACAAGAGCTAAAGTTGTTGTCACAGACAACAGGTCTTGATGAAGCAACAGCAAGAATGGCGTTTTCTCTGAAAAATCAGGGGTTATCTTTAGATGAAGTGAAAAAGAAAGGTGGTGACGCTGAAAAGAAGACACTGACACAAGCAGAAGCTATGTCAAAGTTAGCTGATAACATTGAAAGACTTGTGAAACCTGGTGCAACTCAGACTGGTGGATTTTTTGACATGTTTATTAAGGGAATACTAGGAGGTATTCAGTCATCAAGAGAATTCAGAGAGATCATCTATAACATCAAGAGGGGTCTACAAGTCGTGTACATGGAAGGAGTCAAACTGGGTAGAATGTTTGTCCAGACATTCCCAGGAATGAAAGATTTCTTAGGCGGAATAGCAGACTTTTTCAAACCTGACAAGTTTAGAAAATTAGCATCAGGCGTGACAGATGCTATTGTGAAATTTTTCAAAGACCTGTCAGAGGGAAAAGCATCTTTGCCTGAACTTATGAATCAATTACGTTCAAAGTTCTTCACATTTTTTGATGCTTCTTCTTCGTCTGGTGCCAGGATAGTTAACGGGTTTAAGACTATGTTTAAGGCGTTAGCTAACATAACAGCACAGGGAATCAAGTGGGTCGCAGATTCTGCAGCAAAAGGAATGAATTTCTTAGCAGATCTTATAAATGATCCGTCAGCAGCTATTGCAAAGTTAAAGAGCGGTTCAAAGGGTGCTGGGTTTGTTTTAGATGCATTTGGTCCAATTGCTAAGTCGTTAGAGGGCGCTTGGAAAGTTCTGTGGCCAGCTGCAAAGAACTTGTTTAGTGTAGTTGCTGGTAAGATATTCAACTATTTGAAGTCTGAAGAATTTTTGAATATGATCCGTCCTGCGCTTCCATTTTTAGCAACTGCGTTGTTCGGTCCTGTTCTATCAAAGGCGCTATTGACAGCACTCACTTCAGCAATAGTAAAGTACATACCAACACTTGGTACAAAAGTATTTGAGTTAGTTTCTGGTGGATTTACACAAGCAGTTGAAGCATCTGGTGCTAAATCTATGAGCAAGTTTGGTGGTGCTCTTGGAAAGATTGGAATAGCTGCTGCGATTGCAGGTGTTGCAGTTGAGACTAGTAAGGCTATGGAAAAATATCAAAAGACTCTAACGGAGAAATTTGGCGAAACTGAAGCAAAAGTTGGTGTGTTAAGTCTTGGTATAATCAACACACTTACATTTGGACTCTTGCCTCCAAGTTTTCAACAGACGATTGCATCTAAAGCTTCTGAGTTATCAAAACAACTATTTGACGGAATGACAAGCGCACTTGGCAAAAATTTCACTGGTAGATTCAAAGAATACCTCTCTGCTGAGATTGATTTAGTTGCTTCTGTTGGACAATTTATCAGAGATCTGTTTTCTGGTGACACAGACAAGATGGCTGATTCTATTGCAGCAATAGGAAAAAACTTAGTTAACACAGTGAAAAAAGGTATAGAATTTGCTATTGACTCTATACCTTTGTTGATTGCTACGGGTGTAAAGTTTGCGTTTGAGTTTATGAGTAAGTTTTACAGCGTTATCTCAAAAGTTCTAAAGAAAGGAGAGGACATACCAGTCTTTGGTAAGCTTTTCAAGTTACTGAGTAAAATTTACGATTTTGCTGGTGATGTTATGAAGAAGTTGGGAGAATTCACAGCAAAGATTGTTTCTGCGTTTAAAGAACAAGGTGTTCTAAAGATAATTTCAAGTGCATTTGACAGCTTGTGGGCTTCTATCAAAGCGGGATTTAACGCGGTAGTTTCTTTCTTTAACTCTGCTGTCAATTTACTAACGTGGCCGTTTAAGAAAGCATATGAAGGAATTGTTGCAATTTGGTCAACTATGGAAACGTTCTTTAATGATAAGGTCATTGCACCGTTACAAAAGATCTTTACTAAGATCAAAGAATCTATCTCTACGTCATTTTCTTCTGCGTGGGATTCTATCAAAGGTGTTTGGTCTAAAGCATCTGATTGGTTCTCTGGTATTATTGACAAGATAAAGAACGTCTTCGTTGGTGACGATGGTATCGTTGCAACTGTAAAGAGTACGTTTAAAAAAGCATTTGATGCTATCAAAGATGTCTTTAGTATCAAAGCAATCTCTGAAGTATTTTCAAATGTCGTTGATGCTATTGGTAAAAAGTTAAATGAACTGTTAGACATTCCTGTTTTCAAAGACTTGATCAAGGTTGCAAAGAAAGTCTTTGATATTCACTCACCATCAAAAGTTTTTGAAGACATTGGTCAAAATGTGACCGCAGGTTTCGAGAAGGGCGTCGAGAACATGCCAGAAGTTCTCACCAAGAAGATAAATAACGCGCTAGTTAAAGCAAACAGCATGGCCGCTGGTGCCGCTAAGCAAGGCGCTGCGATGCCATTGAATAAAACAGCGGATGCACTCAAGTCGGGAGGTATTGCAACTGCTCTTGGTGCTGTTGAAGAAATGGTCAAGAGAGTAAATGATCTTGACACTGCGTTAGCAGCAGGTAGCAAGATCGATATTCCAGCTAGACTAGAGGCAGTTGCAAAGGGAATTGGAATTGGTAAGACGGGTGTTTACAAAGTCACTAATAAAGCTGTTGTTGTCAACGTAAACTTTCAGATCTCAATGAATGTTGATGAAGTTGAAAAAGTCATGATTCTAAGAAAAGAATCTATAGTAAGAGATAGATTGAACTTCTTGACTGATCAGAGCAAACCTGCACAAGCACCTCTACCAGACAACAGAAATTCACCAGTACCTCCAATAACTCTTGGTCCTCAATGAAAATAGATCTTAATGAACTCTTGACAAAGCTTGAATCAGATCCTCTATATCTTGATGCGTTAAAAAACGCTGACGAAGCTCAAAAGATCAAGATTGAAAGCACTACGAAAAATTTACTTTCGTTGTTTGTGAACGCAATATCTACTTTTTCAAGCAGTGTACTTATGGGCAGGTGAAAAATGCCAATTGACACTGGCACGGGCGGGTTTAGTATAGATGGAGATCTGTACACTTATGACACAGGTGTGCCAGAAGACCAAGGAGGTTCTCAGGGGCAGTATTCTTCTGGCGATATCAAAAAAGATAACACTAAAAAAGATCTAACAAAGAAAACAAAAGAGAGGCTATCAAAATATCTTAGTGACTCTACCTCTGGTACAGAACAGACTAACGGCGTCCCAAACAATATTCCAGTCTCTCCAGGTTACTCTGAGATAAATCTTTCAGCAGATCAAGGTAATCCAACTCCTATTAAGTTTCCGGATAATCAAGAAGGGTTTGAGCCAGCACTAAACTCATATTACTCTGAGCAATTTCCTGAGATAGCAACGGAGTTTAAGAAAGGAAAGTCCTCAGCTAATATTCCAGACGGAAATGATTTATTGATCAAAGCAGACACTGAGACCTCAAAGACAATAAAGAAATATACGTCTGCTGTGTTGAAAAACAACAGATTTCAACCAATTGAAGAAAACTCAAATCTTCCTCCATTTTTGCAGGTGTCTTATCCTGACACAGAAAACGTATCTCCCTACTACAATCCTACAGTGCTTGTTGGGTTAGAAAAGGGATCTAGCAAGGGAGGAGAGAGTGTTTCTTCTAGAAAGATGATGCAAGTTGGTCCTGCACTTATGATGAGAGCGACGTCAGAGATATTGTCTAATGACCAAGGATTTGATCCTAGTTCAACCGTTGCTTCATCAATTGCAGTGTTACCAGGAACTTCTCAACTCGGTGTCACTAAAGTAAAAAATATCACGCTTCAAACAAAGGATATCTTAAAACAGTTAGCAGACACAGAAGTTCCAACAGATAACATCATTGATATTGGTGGTTCTGATTCTTGGGGTTCTCTTAACAACCCTAGCGATAAATTTTCAGGAATGGATGCGTTAGGTATGATTCCTCTTTCTGCAGCGCTGGTTGCAAGTTTAGAAATCATAATAGAGAGCTTGGGCGCACTTCTTAATCTTATAAGTCCTCAGACTAAGAATCCAACTAGAGACACTTTGGGAAGATACGCGTTGGGTCGTTATTATAGTGGGCAAAAGAAAGATCAGACTGGTGGTCTTTTAGGAACAATTACTTCTGCTGTAAATCTTGACATAGCTAGTTTGGTGGGAATCAATCCAACTATTCACTCTTTTGGAGAGTGTTTGAGAACGGGCGCCCGCGCGTTCTTTGGTCTTAAAACAGACAACCCTCTTGGAGCTATTGGTCTAGCGGTTGCAGACTCTTTTGGACAAGATGCTGGATTTAACGCTGTAGTGTGCAGAGCAATTGTGCGTTCTAGCTATGTTATCATTGACTATCTTTCAAAGATTGGAAGCAATCCAATTGATGCAGTAGAAAAACTTTTAGCATTCGTTGATCTTCTAAAATCTTCTAAGGTAATCAACGCTTGTAACGTTTTTGCTCAACTTGGAGATGCTCTTTTATCAGTTCAAGAGACAAGTTATGACAAAAATGTCATAGGTCCAGGATTGAAAGTTTCTTCTATGGATGCATATGGAAATTTAAATGGAAATGCAGCATCAAAAAACAGACTTCAAAACAGTCTTAAATTAGCGTGGGCATCTAACAGAGCACCAGCACTTTATTTGTTACCTTCTAACATTGGAACATCTGCGATTGCAGCAAAAGAATTGGGTTCTTTTGATCCGTCTATTGGTGTGTTAAGTGATCTAGATTCTAGAGCACAATCTCACATAGGAACAAAAGCAAACGGTTGGAGGATTCCACAAGACGTTGTTGATTCTATGGAAAAAATGTTAGACGCAGAATACGTGCCGTTTTATTTTCACGACGTGAGAACAAATGAAATTATTTCTTTTCATGCATTCTTGACTTCTCTTACAGATGAGTTTGCACCAAACTATGAATCAGGTGACTATTATGGGAGAGTAGAGCCAGTAAAGATCTATAAGAGCACAGCTAGAAAAATGGCCATGAGCTTTTATCTAGTTTCAACATCGCTTCCAGATTTTGATGCTATGTGGAACAAGATCAATAAGTTAGTCACTTTGGTATATCCTCAATACACAGCTGGGAAAAAATTACAAGACAAAGACGGCAAGTATTTGTTTACACAACCATTTTCTCAGTTAATTGGTGCAAGCCCGTTAGTCAGGATCAGACTTGGTGATATGTGGAAGACAAACTATTCTAGATTTGGTTTAGCTAGGTTGTTTGGTTTGGGTGATCCAACTATGAAATTAGACAACAAAGTTTTCACAGACATCGATAAACTTACGCAAGCTGACTATGAAAAACTCATTAAAGCATTTCTTGAATCTGTGAAAACTCCAAGTGAATTGACATTTATCCCACAAGGAAACTCTCCATATCCTTTGTACAATGATCCAACTATTTCTGTCAATTTTTCTGGAAAACCACAGAATGCACTTATGTTTTGGCAGACAGGAGTGCCAGATTTCTTTCAAGTTCGTATTGAAAAGATTCTAGATAACCAATTAGTCGTCTGCAAAGTTGAAGTTAACGAAGAAGCTGATTTCGGTGGGATGGATATAAATGCACAGACAATCAAACAACAATACGATAATCCAAGTGAATTTCAGAGTCGTTATATCGGTGGAAGATATGTGATTCCACTGACGATGCTTAGACCAACAAAATACACTATTGATAAGATCGTAGGAAAAGCAATAAGTGCAAAGACTGATGAGTTTGCTCAG